AAAATTATTTTGCATTTACCACTAACTATGAATGAAATAAATAATAATGAAGATTTATCCATATTTATTAAACCAGATGAAGAAAAAGAATTAGTGAAATCAGATTCAATAGAAACTTTAAATATATCAAGCCAAAAATTAAATAATACCAGTAATATAAATAAAATAATAACACATGTATTAAATTTTAATAAAAATACAAAGTGTTGGTGGTGTAAATATTCATTTGATACACCGGCAATACAATTACCAGAAGATTATTATAATGAAACATTTTTTTGTATTGGTCATTTTTGTTCTTATAATTGTATGAAAAGTTACAATCTTGATTTGAATGACTCATTAACATATAAACGTGAATCATTAATTAATTTATTGTATTTTTTAACTTATTCTGAACATAAACAAATTAATGTTTCACCCCATTGGATAACATTAATAGATTTTGGCGGAACATTAACAATTGACAAATTTAGAGAAAATTCAATTGTTAATACTAAAGAATATTTGGTTTTACATCCGCCATTAATTTCTAGACAGATGCAAATCGAGGAATCATATAAATTAAATAAATTAAAAGAAGTTCCTATTGATAAATTAAATAAATTATATTCTGAAATTGATTCAGAATATACTATTAAAAGAAAAAAACCAATCAATTCTTCAGCAATGAATTTAGAATCAACTATGGGTCTTATTAAAAAGAAAGTTAAATAGTTTTACTAATATAATCTATTTTTATAAAAATATTTTTATTTTCTTCTAATAATTTAATAAATTTTTCATGATCATCTTTATTTGAATCGTCTGAACAAGTTTCAAATAAATAATATGGAGTTGTTTGATATTTTAATGTATATTTATAATTTACTTTTTCTAAACACTTTTTAAATAACTCTTTTGTTGCATTAACTCCATCAGTTGATATAATACCAAATCTAGAAACTAATTTATGATTTGCAACTTTAATTTTATCATATTGTTCTTTGATGGCTTTTACCAATTTAGGGTCATCAACCCAATCTTCAAGATCGTCAAAATTATCATTAAAATATTTCCACAATGATTCATTTTCACATTCTGAATCAAATTGATGAATTAGACTTTTCCAAACATAAGAATATTCAAAATTATGATTTTTAGTTAATGATGTAACAAAATTTTCCATTAATTTATTTTCATTGAATTTTATTAATAAATTTTCAGGTTCTTTTGTTTCTTCCATCAAGTATGCTATTGATAATTGAACAATATTTTTATCATCAATATCATCAACTTGAGCAACCATGTTTTTATTAAGAGGAACGATTTTATTCCAACTATATATTTTTCTTTTTTTTGTTGCATCTTGAAAAATCATAATTCCATCTAAATTATATTCTAATAATTTCGCTTCAAAAAAACTATCCTTATCATTTCGTTTAACAAAATTAACAAGAACTATTTCTCCTATTTCAGGTTTTTCTTTAGAATAATATTGAAAATTCATTTGTATAATATAATCAGGTAATCATTTTTTAAATCAGGTTCATATTTAAAACATTATAATATTATATAATATAATGTTTTATGCTGTTGCAAAAGGTAATAATATAGGAATATACAATACATGGGCAGAATGCCAAATACATATTAAAAATTATAAAAATCCAAAATTTAAAAAATTTAGCACAAAAGAAGAAGCTGAAACTTTTATTAAAGATAATAATATGGATGATGTTATTTGCGATTATTATGTTTATACTGATGGTGCATGTACTGGAAATGGTAAACCACATGCTAAAGCTGGTATGGGAATATATTTTGGTGATAATGATCCAAGAAATGTTTCTGAATGTGTTATTGGTAAACAAACAAATAACACAGCTGAATTAGGTGCAATAATTAAATTATATGATATTATTAAAGATGATATTTTATCAAATAAAAAAATTGGGATTGTTACTGATTCTGTATATGCAATAAGATGTGTTACATCATATGGTAAAAAATGTTCTCTAGATTGGAATAAAGAAATACCTAATAAAGAAATGGTTAAACAAGCATATGAACTTTATAAAGATAAATTAAATATACATTTTATACATATAATTGCACATACAAAAAATACCGATGTTCATTCTATTGGGAATAAAAATGCGGATTTTTTAGCAACTCAATCTATTATTTAAAAAAATATATTTTTTTTGGTAACACAATCTATTATTTGATAAAAAAATATTTAATAACCTAAAAAATACTTTACACATCTTTTATGAGTATACAGATAAGACAGAAAACAATTACAATTTTCTGGCAATTTAGGTTCAATAATAGGCTCGACAACAGGTTCGATAACAGGTTCAACAATAGGTTCAGTTTCAATGATAGGAATATCAATAGGTGGTTCAATAAAGAATTCACCTTCTGAGATGTTCAATAGATTATTTGATTTATCTAAAACTTCATTCATAAAATCATTTAGATCTTGATCAGAAATATTTTCTTTATTATATTTTGCAATTAATCTGTTGATGTCTTGTCGTGATTGAATAGTTAATTCAAATTGATTGAAAATACCTCCTCTAACATTATCAATCCCATATCTGACCATGTATTTAATTATGTATTTATTTATGTCAACAAAAGTCTCAAACTCTAATAATTTAACTGGTTTAAATGTATTAGTCCATAAGGGCGCCGTTGACATAATATTTTCATTGTAGCTATATTGATCGGTTGAACCAACATAGTACTTGTTGTTTTCTAATTCTAGAACATAAACGTTTGTCATTTTTTTAATTGGTTATTTTAATGAGATAATCATTAAAATATTCAATTTTTATTATATTAGATTTTGCTAGACCTGATAGAATATGCAAAGCATATTCTAATGTGGTCTGTTGCAAAATCTAATATAATAAAAATTATTGCAATGACTAGAATAAATTTCATTTATTCTAGCATTTGCGAACAATTTTTCTAGACAATATTTATTTACCCTTAAGGGTAAATAAATATTATTAACAAATATAAACGTAGTTTATATTTGTTGACTTGTTAGAATATGCAAAGCATATTCTAATTAAGTCTGTAATAAAAATTATTCGGCTTTGCTGATATGGTGTTTTGCACCGAATGCAATGACTAGAATAAATTATTCTAGCATTTGTAATCAATATTTATTATTTTATATTTTTAGAGTAAAAGTAAGCACCCTGAAGAAAACTATCTGCTAAATCATCTTTCTTTTTAAAACTATTAAAGAATTCTAATTTATCAGGTAAATGATTTATTAATTCTGTACAATATTTTATACCTAATGCTTTAGTTAATTTATATGCTTTGCTATCATCTGTATTTTTTGCTAATACTAATTCTTTTGTGTCACCGTCATTTGCTAATTTTAATTTATTTGATGGTGACATAAATTTTACATACTTTATATTTGATTTTGTTATATCTTTATCAATAATACCTCTTAATAAATAATAATCATAAAGTGTTGATGCGATTGACTTCATTCTTGGATTCTTAAATGATGGTTGATTTTCAATAACAACATAATCTGCAGATAAAAGATTTTTTCTTTTTTCAAGTTCCATCATTAAATTAAATTTTACATCATCAAAATTTAATGTTGTTGAGCTTTTCATTTTATAATTTTTTAATTTAGATGTATTATTCATTGTTTTATACATTTGTTTAGCATGTGTTGCACAATAATTAGATGATAAATATGATAATGAAGATTTTACCTTGCATTTTTTGTCACTTTTAAATTCATAATTACAACAATTAGTTTCTGAACTAGTAAATAATTCTTCAAATGTTTTTATTGGCTCTAATTTTTTAGCATGTTTATTACAATAATATTTTGTTTCATTGTTTACTAAATTCATTTTCTTTGCTTTATTTCCACATTCACATTTTTCTTCATCAATTGTTGATAGATTAATATTGTCCCAATCAATAATTGACCAATCAGTATATTTTACCCCATCTGATTTAGTAAATTCTTTTTTAGTTAATAAACAAAATGATAAATGAATAACCCCAACGTCAAATGATAAT